GGGTCCTTGAGCGCTTCGAAACGCTTAGGCCTAGGCCACCAATGCCATCTGTACGCGAGTTTACCCGCGGCCACAGATGCAGGGTTTCGCAACCTCTGCTGGCATTAAAACGATGTTACTTGGGAGATAAAGTATGACGCTCGCTTCGTACTACACAGAAGCACGAGGGAGGCAGGTTGGTGCCGGCACCTGGGATTCGGATGTCTTTGTAAAGGACACCGTCGCCAGATTTACCGACTTCACCTCTTCCCCGTCCCCATGTGTAAATCCGGGCGATCATCACTCTCCTAATGCGTACAGTTTTCGAAAGGAGGTCTGCGAATTCCCCACCGGGGAACAGCGGATAATGACGTCTTACACGTCGCCTCCTTCTGTACACACGTCGACTCTCTCTGGTCCGTTAGAACCCGGTGTTCTTTGGGTTGCTTGGACCTGGCTCACTCCATCTGACGACGGGGCCTACAACAAGGCCCTCGGTAAGCTGGTGGATAAGCTGAGAGACTCGGATCTTAACGTCGCCACCTCCGTTGGAGAGGCTCGTGAGACCCTTGGTATGTTGACGAGTATAGCACAGGGCGCAGCACGCGCCTTGAGTCTGTTGCAGAAGGCCAAGAGGTCCCCGACTGGGCGGGAGGAGCTTCGAAAACTCCTCGCGTCGTTTGGGAAGTACTACCTCAAGAATCCTTTGCAGCAGACCGGTTCTGCCTGGCTTGCTTGGTCAGTAGGGGTTGCCCCCTTGCTGGCCGACATAGAGAATTGGCGGAATCATGTGCTATCAGACCGTGACACTTCACTTCGTTTCAAACTCGACTCCCGCGCATCGGTTTACCAGAAGGACTTTAAAACCCTCCTGGTATCCGGGCATGAGTGGCGAATAGAGATGGAGCACTCGCACCGCGTTGAATTTGGTGCTGAGTTTGAAATCACGGACCTGCATCAGTTTGAAAATTGGAGGGCAGGGCTGACCGCGAGGCCAACTCTGGTGTGGGAGCTTACTACTCTCTCCTTTGTTGTGGATTACTTCTACAATATCGGGCAGTTCTTGGAGCTATATGAGGCGTCCGTCTTGAACAACGGCGTGCGTCTCGTATCTGGGTACTGTACACATGGCACTAAAAACGAGCAACAAAAGAGTCTGGCCTTCTCGTCTCATCAGCAGTATCCGCCTGGCCATTGGACCGAGTGGGAGTTTGTATCCCGTTCTTACCAGTGCCGGCGGTCTGTAACGACTAAAACGAGGAGCCTCATTCACTCATTGCCCGTGCCAAACCTCCCCACCCCTACCATCCCGAAGGCGAGTACCCCGTTGTTAAATATAGCGGCCTTGCTTTCTCAATTCCTTTCGGAGAAAAAGTAACATGATCACCAATATGTCCAACGTGGTCCTGGCTGATGCGGCTGCTACGCCGGTCAACCAGATCTATACCCCCGCCTCGCGTGTTGCGGAAAACACGGCTCGCTGGCTTAGCAAACGGCCCGACGGCATGCTTCTGGGCGCGAAAGCGCTTCAGCTGAGCATCCGCGAGCCCGCTGACCCCGAGACCGGCGTCTACCGTACCATTGTGACTCTGGCTGTCCCGAAACTCGACATGACGGTGCCTACGGCACCGAAACTGACGGGCATGGGACGTGCCAAGGCCGAGTTCATCTTCCCTGCAAGTTACACCACGCAGGAGAAGAAGGACTTGGTTAAGATGTTCGAGCAGTGTTTCTTGCTCAATAGCGCGACTTGCCTCGCCGACAACATCGTCGACGGCAGCTTGCCCTACTAACATCTGTCACACGGAGGTATTATGGCTTGTAAGTCTAATACACATGTTGCTTATGCTTTTCAGCGCATGTGCCAAGCCTTCAACACGCCCAGGTCGTTAGCCGCCTACCTGCTCTACACGAGCGGAGAGCATCTCCAGCTTGCTAGACTGGAGATTTCGGCGAACGATTACCTTGACACCGATTACGACCGCTTCCGTAACGACTACCTTATAACCGAGTATCTCTCGAAGTTCGAGGGGCTCGATACGGGTGTCGACAGGTCCGCGGTCGCCCTCCAAACCTGGCGACAGATGGAGGAGAAGTGTGGCGCTACCAACCTACGTATTCGAACACTCTACGACCGGGATGATATCCCGGCTACGACCCTTGACATTCTGTTGAGGGCGCAGCAAAAGATCGAGAGTTGTATCGGTGCGCGGGTGAAGTGGTCAGCCATGCTCAATCGGTTCAGGTGGGGGCCCGGATCTACGGCCACGCTTCACAGCGCGGCTGCAGGACTGGACCATAAGCTCTGCGAAGAGCAAATCAGTGTCACGCATGAGGCCCTGCCGCTCTTAAGGGCGGCTATGGCTACGGACTACGCTTGGTTGCGCGCCCGTGGCCTGGACCCGTCTGGCCCCACATCCCTCGTCAACTCAGAATTTCGGGTCGTCGAAGGGAGCAGGGGTGTAACGGTGCCGAAAAATGCGAAGACTGACCGGTTTATTGCCGCTGAACCATCTGGTAACGTTTTTCTCCAGCTTGGTTTTGGCGCGTACTTCCGGCAGTGCCTCACTCGCGTTGGTGTAGACCTCAATGACCAAACGGTCAATCAGGGTCTTGCTCGGGACGGCTTGGATCTCGGTCTCGCGACCGTGGATCTCAAGTCAGCCTCGGACACCATCACCACGGCAGTTGTGTGGCTGCTACTGCCCTACAGCTGGGCCAGCGCTCTCTCGAGGCTGCGCTCCCCCGTCATGACTCTACCGGACAACACCCGCACCTACCTCGAGAAGTTTTCGAGTATGGGAAACGGGTTTACATTCGAATTAGAGTCACTTATCTTCTGGGCCCTAACTGAGGCCGTACGGGATAGGATGGGTATAGCTGGACGCGTCTCTGTGTACGGTGATGACATCATATGTCCCTCCGAGTGTGTCCCTATGCTCCGCGAGATACTAGAGTGGTGCGGCTTCGAGCTTAACAGCAAGAAGACGCATTGCACCTCGGTCTTCCGCGAGAGCTGCGGCAAACATTACTTTGGAGGTAAAGATGTTACACCGATCTACCAGAAGAAACCAACAGACACTGAGGAGGAATTTTATCGTTTCCATAATCGCCTACTGTACCACGCTATTGACCGAGTCGGATGTACCGATCCACACCTGTTCGCTGATGATGCGTTCAGATGGGTTGGGGATCTTGCTCGATCATACGGCGGGGGCGGAAAGCGTCGTGGATTCACGATACCTCTTGTGTCTGTCGACCGTCGACTTGATGGGGGACTTTGCACGGACGTGCGGAGTCTTAACCATCGGGTTAGCGGCGGTTTCCGTCGTGTCTCTACTCTGGCTCGCGTATTCAAACCACACGAGCGAGCGGTAGATCACGGCGTCGCGTTTGCCTTCCTTCACCGGTTCAAACCGGTCGTTGCGGAGGCGTTTTGGTGGCCTGGGGTCATTCAGGAGCCGTTGCCCTTCAAAGGCACGGTAACTGAGAGACTCCAGGGAAGGTGGGTGGTTAGAAGAACCTACTTTCCCGAAGCGCGTGAACTGCGTTGGATTAAGCTCTAGAGCTTAGTTCAGCGATGGGGGTTCTAACAAAAC